CCCCTCCCTTTGTAAACACCTGAGGAGCACCATCATGTCACCAGTATGGAGGCTGTTACTTGTGGACCAAGCAATAAAGCTAGTCCAAGCTGTAATAGCCCTCGCGAAACGCCGTGGGAAGACGAAATAATGTCGACCCTCAGCGAACAACTCGCCCTCGCACTCGACGCCTTTGAAGAGGCCACAAGCCCCTGTGAGGTTGTTAAGTGCGTGTGTCGCTTGCAGAACATCGGAGATTCCGACATCGGCTCAAGCGATCAACTGGTTGATCTTTGGTTGCTTTACCCTTACGGTGAATACGAGAAGGGGGACCCTTTATCGACTCGTGAGAGTCGAGACCCGGAGTAACTATCCGGAATTGCTTAAGACAAGCAATTGACATCTCTGAAAGGAGACACCAACGCTTTTCACAACCTTGGAGTGACAAATGCTGAGCCCATCCCGCTATCGTGAACGAGACAACCGACATGTCGTCAGTTGGGTCTACACAGACCCTAAAATCCCCTTTTCGGGGACTGGCACTAGTCAACCGTCTTTCGGTAAACGAGAGCGCATGTGGGACTGCGTCACACCTGACTTCAAAAAGAAGTCATCCAAGGGTTCTGTCGTTATGAGTCCGCTTACGCACTGGAAGGATGATCAAGTGGTTTATGTGGAGGTTCCTTACTCCATGTACCACACGACTCCCCCTAATGCTACGGTGGAAGGTCCTGTCCCCTCTTATGTTACTGAATCTGGGGGGGAGCTGGGCCGCATCGACTATGGCGGTGGATTGCTAATCGATGCCTCTAGGCAGAACGCATTGAAGGTCGAAGCTGCAATCCGGTGCTTATCCCAAATCCGTCGAACATCAACGGAAAACTGGGAGAACATCGCGGAAGCGGGTAAGACTCTGAAAATGCTTGAAAAGCCAGTCGGCTCTTGGCTTCGCTTTAACAGGAAGTTTCAGCTTGCAAGTGCCGGTCTGAGTGCTGCGAATGCGTGGCTAGCGTACCGTTATGGTGTCAAGCCGCTCATAAGTAGCATTGAAGGTATTGTCAAGGAGTCGTTCCGTAGCGTTCGTCCTTTGCGACAAACAACGCGAACCGAGCTTAAAACTGAGCTCGATAGCGTTGCGCTAAGTGCGTTTGATTACGGTGGCATACATCGCCGTTTTCGGTCTTCTGAGACCGAGAAATTCACGGTTAGATGCACGTCGATTGATGAGGCCTTATCGGGTATGTCTCAGAGGTACGGTTTGTCGACCAAAAGTCTTCTTACCTTGCCCTGGGAGCTTCTCCCGTACAGCTTTGTCATAGACTGGCTCGTCAACGTTGGAGACTTCGTTGGCGCGCTTGCCCAGGCTGCAGAGCCTGCTTCTCTAGGTCGTTGCGAAGTATGGACTTGGGACTATACGTGGACGCGGGTTACCACCGATTCTTGGTGTGATCCGCCTCTGTACGGTACCCCTGGGAAGTACAGCGCCCAGTTTATTGGGTCGGTTAAGACCCGGTATCCTGGATTGACCAGTCCAGGGTTGACGTTTAAGAACGATTTTCGTTTCGATACGGCGACCCGGCTGACGGACTCTATTGCCCTGATTGGGCAGCAGATTCTTAGGCGCTTTAAGTAACGCGGGGAATTTTCCACGCGTGAACCGTTGCTTAACCTCTTAATAAGGTCAAACCTGATGGCTCTCACTATCAACGCCAAGACGTACTCCGCCGATTCGTTCGGGCCGAATGCTGTTGGCTATGTTGGTCCTGCTCACACGGCCAGCGTAAAAGACACCGTTCGACTCGCGCGTACACCGGCGAAACCGTCGACTGCTTACAGCGGTACCAACCGGTATCAGTTGAAAGCATCCCGTACTCACACCCTCACTGGGGCCCTGACCACGACCGGCGACAGCGTTGCCGATCTTGGGTTCAACCTCCCGATGGGTATTGCTAGTGCGGACGTTGATGCACTGTGTGCCGACCTCGGCGCCTACATTGCTTCGGCTGAGTTTAAGACTCTGCTTAAGGCAATGACGATCTCGAAGTGATTCTCGAGCTCGTAAGGCTGCTGATCGGTCTCCTCATCATTGCAGTTATTGCTTTGGTAGGAGTCAGTGCGTACACCCTCGTTACGAAGGTGATAGACGTTCGTATTGCAACCCTGGAGGTGAACCATGAAGGTCCCCAGTCCAACGCGCCTGAAACAGGCGCAGAGGGCGCTCAGAACTAAGGGGTTATACCCGAAAATCCTGAGATATTCGTGCGTTCGGTATGCGCGTATTGCGCATGACAGCGCCCCTTTGAAGTTGTTACTCGAGGGGGACTGGCCTGCGTTTTACGCCTACACTGATGCTTTATCCGGACAGTTGTACCCGGATGCAGCAAAGCATTTCGCTGCGCATCAGTTGTCTGCACTTGTCAAGAAGTACCCGTGGAATCCGAAGGTTGTAAACCTGGATCCTGAGCAAGCGGCCAAAGATAGCTTTAAGGCATCTGAACATCGATGCCGGCGAGTCAATCAATGGTTTCAAGCTCTCCAATCCCCTGATAACAAAGGGGGTCGGTCTATTCATGGGCTTCTGTCGTCGATGCAACAATGGATAAGGTATGTTGTTAAAGACAAACCCGACCTGCGACGCATTTATGACCATGCGGACATTACCGGCGGGGCAACTTTGTGTGTGTCAGGAGATGCTACCAACTTAGGCAGGAAACTCACTGCTGAACGTTGGACCTGTACACCCACTGCCCTACCGTATTTCGCTGCAGCTCTGTCCTCCAACCACCACTACGTGCAGAAAGTCGCACGGAATAATGGTCTCGGACAGTTCTCGCTACACGTCTCAGCAACGGACGCCGCGAGGTACATCGAAATAGTGCACGCAAGTAAACTCGCGTTTGTACCAAAGACAGCGAAGACCCTTCGGTCTATCAATGTCGAACCATTAGGTAATGGTCTAGTACAGAAGGGAGCCGGCGAAGTGCTTCGATTAAACTTGAAGCGCGTCGGCCTCGATCTAACAGATCAGACCCTAAATCAAAGAATGGCCCATGACGGGTCACTCGATGAGAGTGAAGACGGGTTTTGTACTATTGATCTGGCGAGTGCTAGTGATAGCGTCTCAATAGGTCTGGTGCAGTACCTCCTTCCTTCGGATTGGTTCAGTTTCTTGAATCGGATTCGGAGCCCATCTTACCGGCTAGAAAAACAGCCGGAGCAGAGATTTGAGAAGTTCTGCTCGATGGGGAATGGCTTTTGCTTCCCTCTAGAGACACTGATCTTCGCGGCTGTGTGCATCGCGTGCAAATGCGGTGTACCCGGTCGTGATTTCTCGGTGTATGGCGATGATATAGTCGTCCGACGCAAGTCGGCCGGCGAAGTGATTCGTCTTCTCGCTCGTCTAGGGTTTAAGTGCAATAGTCGCAAGACTTTTGTGTCTGGGCCCTTTCGTGAAAGTTGTGGAGCAAATTGGTATCGTGGTGATGATGTAACACCTTTCACCTTGGATTTCCCCTTGGACTCGCTTCAAGGGTTGTTCAAGTTCGCCAACCTATCGCGTCGGAATTCCCGAACAAAGGAGTTCTTTAGCGATGTCATATGGCGTGTAATACGCCACGTGCCGGAAGATTTTCGGTTCTTTCGTCCCTTTGACGGGGCGCCTGATACCGGAATCGATCCGTGGGAGGTCGAGTTCACATCTAAGTACTGGGATCGCAACCGCGGTCTTCAGTGCAGTCGATGGTTAGAACTTGAGTCGCGTCCCGCAAAGGACACGATTGAATACCCGCCTTGGGTAGTGATGACAGCGGCACTGCGGGGAAGCATGTCCGCAGCGCCGTTCACCTACCGACGCAAGTCGGTGACGCGTGTGCGAGTAATCGCACGTAGTGGCGGTTTAAAACCGTCCACTACCGGTTTCGCTCTTGACTTGCAAGCGAGACCGCCGAGGTGGAACATCTGCGCCTTCGGGCGCTAAGTTTCACCTTTGATGGGAGGCATTTGCCTTTAATAGGG